TCCTCACCTGGAGAAGCATCGTTTGATTCATCCATGCTTGGTGGTAAGTCTACCGCCTTTGGAGCAGACTCAGTCTTCAACGGCAAGAACGATTTGATTTCGTTGCTTGGACCGTATTCACCAGTCTGATCTTCAACAATGACGACTCTTGCTTCAAAAGTTTTGTTTTGAAACTCCCAAGCAGTCTTAGGAACTTCTTTGAAACCAACGGCTTTTGCTAAACGAGCAAAGTCGTTATTAGCGTAGCCTCTGATTTCTTCTTGCTTTTGTTTATCGTCATTTACATACCAGAGGTTAAAGTTTTTTCTTAACCTCCACCCAGCGTAGTTATCACCCGTTACTTCGGCTTCTAACTTCAAGTAGTCGTTACCAGCCGCAGACGTTGTCTTTTCGCAAGACAATATTACGACAGGGTAATCACCCTCTGGAATTGCAGAGCTACTCTCTGCGGCATCCAAGTCTATATCCAATCCTTCAAAGTCACTCATGCTGCACCTCCTGCAAATCCGAGTTTGTTTATTACACTAGCCAGATCGGGTGACTCAAACCCGTCTAACTTACCTGAACGATCCTTGGCTATATAGTTCTGACCAATTCTCGTTTGCAACCATCTTGTAGTGACGGTCTTACCTTCTTCATTTTCTTCGTCAAACGTACGAAGAACCAATACTTCATCAAAGAAGTAAGGTATCTGCGTAGGAAGTTTGGCGCCAACCATCATCGGTTGGTAATGATAGGCACCTGTCTGCTCGTCACGTTCTCTGCTTTGTTTAGCAATGAATATAACGTGGACAGGTAAATCCCTGAACCTACGCATCGTTTTAATCATCACTTCGATGACCTCTCCGTACGCACGTCTAGGATCTTTACTTTTGGCCTTTTCTTGCGAAAGCAAGATTTCAGCCATTTCTGTAACACTATCAAGACAAACGGTGTCGTATTGTAGTGTTCCGTTCTCAAGTAGTTGAGCTATCTCTTCTATCTCAGAAGCTTCCTTAACCTCGATTGCATCAAGATCAGGGGCATCCTTAATAGAGAGAAGACCACTTTCCATACTAACAACCAATGTTTTACCAGGGGCTGTTTGACAGAGAGTAGTTTTACCCGCACCACTTTCGCCATACACTAAAAGTTTGGCGCCTTGCGACTCAACTAAATCGCTCGGAGACTTGATGCGTTCCTGAATACTAATGTTCATATTTTTCTCCAGTTGTTAATGTAAATGTTTTCAGTTACAATCACACGAAAACATAATTACACATATAGTATACATGAACAAAGCAAAAATCAATAAGAATCAATGGAAGATTAATTACTTCCATAGGCAACAACAATTGGTAGAGAGAGAACTGATGGATTTATACAGTCAGGGACTTGAACCAGCATATAAGGAGCGTGAAGTGGAACGAGTGAGTTTAAGTAAATACATAGAGTTTGTAGGGATCGAAGCTGCTGCAAAGTTATTCGATTGTTCTACACATACAGTCAAGGCTTGGAGGTATGGCAACAGACAGCCATCAACGGATCAGGCCAAAAAGATTATTGTGGCAACTGAAGGTAAGTTAGATTTCTTTTCCATCTATGGTCCTATAGATAGCGAAAAAGAAGATACAAGTGAAACGGTTGAGTAGTGTTAAACGTCAAAGCGTCCGCGCAGGATTCTGCGTTGGAACTCGCTCTTGCGTATGCGGAAAGTGGCTACAGCCCTGTTCCCTTACTACGCCATAATAAAGTTCCGCCAAAAGAATTAGGCGGATGGCAAAAGTTTAAAGAACGACAACCGACGACAGAAGAAATAACAAGATGGTTTCAAGGCCGTGATGACCTTGTCGTAGCTCTGATATGTGGCAAGTTCATTGTTGTTGATGCCGATACACCAGAGGCAGTCAACTGGGCAGAAACCAATTTACCAAACACACCATGTAAAGTGGCGACGGGTAAGGGTATGCACTACTACTACAATAACCCTGAAAACTTTACGACTTATGTTGCCAGAAGAACCGATACTTCAGATCCCGCAAAACTTATAGATATAAGAGGAGAGGGCGGTCTTATTATTGCACCTTATAATATTCACGCGACAGGTGCGATATACGAGCCTAAGTTTATAGAGGAGTGGGATTGGCATGATACGAATGATCTGCCTGATCTGACAAAAGAACATTGGGTGATGATAACTGGTGTTGATAAGGTCAATACCAAAAGCATATCGCAACCTTTTGAACTGACGGGTGTAGTACAAGGCAGTCGTAACGATAACGCGGCAAGACTGGCTGGCAATCTAATAGCTAAAGGTGTGAATATAGAGATGGTTGAGTTTTTTGTTCAATCTTGGAATCAACAAAACAAGCCACCTTTACCTAGATCGGAGATATCAACTACAGTAAACTCTATACAAAAGACACACGATAGAAAGAACCAACAAGCGCCAGCTTTCATTCAACGCACCTACAACGTGAAAGAACCAATAGATCTCTACGAACCACCAGGCATACTCAAAGATGTATACGAGTATTCTGAGGAGATAGCGCAGATACAACAACCCGCTCTATCGCTGCAAACTTCGTTAGCTCTAGGGTCTGTTGCACTTGGTCGTATGTATAAGACAGATATGAACAACTTTTCGTCTTTGTTCTTTATGTGTATCGCCAAATCAGGACAGGGTAAGGAAAACGTAAAGACGGTAATAGAAACCATATTAGAAGGAGCTGGGTTTGAAGATTTAATGGCGGGTGACGGT